CCACGCCCTGGCCGCGAACCAAGACCAGAAAAAGCACACTCCCAAGATGAACCAGTTTCGCACCTTCATCTTGAATCACGCGAGCCAAACCATTGAGCAGGCCTTGGGCCTCCTCTTCAGTTTTTGTTGACTTGCGGAAAAAGTCAGTGACTATCTTCAACACTGCTTCTTGATCAACGTCGTAATTTGTGCTCATGTTGTTTGCACCGCAGGGTTGATTGCATTGACCAGCGCCTGCGCCCAGTCAAACCAGTTGTCGAAAGCATCGGTCATCGGGATCGCTTCGTTGGTGAACACATCAATTGCACCAAGGCCATTGCCCCACAGCTTCCAGTCCGTTCGTGCGTCAGGGATTGCAAGCTGCTGCGCTGAGTACAGCTCGACCATGAGCGACGCCCACGACTCAAAGGTGTGGTACCTTGGATCGTATACGATGGCCGGGTTAAGGGCCATACGGCCTCACATCGCCAACGTCGGCGTTCAGTATCAAGCGGCCAAGCTGGTAGTTGCCACCGGCCACGTTTGAGGTGAACCTGAGTCGCAGCTCACGGCGCTGCTCCCTCATGTCAATCTTGCCGGTGCCTGGGCCAAAAACGTAGGGGTCAGACTCCTTGTCCTCACCCTGGGCAAAGGGACGACCCGTCACGATCACAGACATCTCGCCCTCTTGCAGGAAGTCCGGCTCAATCCTCTCAAGCCGCAGCCAGCGGTTTGCACCCTCCGGGGATGCCTGAGAAGGGCCACCCTGCGTCCAGCTCAAGTCGCTGGTCTCGAAGTAGCTCAAGATCGCAGAAACAGTCTGACCGTTGACATCGTCAGTCCCAATCTCGTGCTGATACAGACCAACCAAACCCTCTGGCGTTGAAAAGGTGACGGTGTTGGTGGCCGTGGCTGTTGCGGCAGTTGACATCTCAATTGCCTGTACATAAATTGTGGAAACAGGCACAGAGAAACCAGCGCCAGCCCCACCCAGGTCAACATTGCTGGCACTGAGAACGTCCCCGACCTCATATGCTGCACCACGGGAAGTAATGGTCACTGCCGTCACAGCTCCGCCGGATACCGTTATATCCGCCTCCGCACCAAATCCAGATCCACCAGTAAGGGGCACGCCAGGATAGACCAGATCCACATAACCAGACCCGCCAGTGATCGCCCCAAGCGTTTTGATGTTGCTTGTGGTGATCCCTACCACAGTGGCACCATCTGGAATGTCTGGCCCCGCAGTAGTGAGGCCAACAATAATTTCAGTGATGTATGTATCAACATACAAAAATTCACTGCCGTTCACTGTATTGAAAGAGTTAGAGTAAACAATCGTTGCGACGCTCGTTTCCCAGTTCGCCGCTACGGGGAAGGCAAACACCTGAGAGAAGTTCCCAGCAGACCGGCGGGCACCAAGGGCCTGTCCTGCGTCATACCAGACGTTCTCGCGCACGTTGTAGATGATCGCGTCAGTGCATTCCGTCGCATCCCCACGCGGGTAGAACCACCAGATCTCACCGTAGCGAGGCACCTTCGTCACCCAAACCTTCTGCCGCTGGGCATAGTTCAGGTTGTCGAAGAAGTAGTTCTGGTTCATCGTGTTGGGAATTTCCTTGACCACACCGTTGTAGAGCAGGAATCGGTCAACGCCGCACCAGTAGTAGATGCCGTCGTACTCAATGGCCGACTGAGAAGACAGGATCGAGGACTGGCTGCTGATGATGTCGTAACGCCAAAATTGGGGCGGTGTTCCAGTCCCGCCGATGAACGACACGCGGATCAGGCTGTCAAGGCTCCAGAACAGCCCAGAAGGCGCGTTAGAGCCACCCCTGACGGGTAACCCTTGGACGATCTTGCCGGTGGCCACATTGGTCGCATTTGCGTCTGCAGAGACCCAGTCATTGGCATTTCCAGCGGAGCAGTTCTGGATCAGCCCGTTGTTGCCGTACACAAACACATACGGGTGCAGCGAGACAACCCCGCCAGACACCGAGATGTTGTTGTTGAAGGTCAGCGTCGATTGACCGGTGATGGTCGCCGCGTTGGACAGAACCACCTTGGTGTACAGGCCCAGGGTGAAGACCAGACCGGTGGTCGAGTTGACGATAGTCGTGATCGCCGACCCACCACTGGTTGCCGACAGGGTGAAGGTCGTCGAGAAGTTGGTGGCGATGATGTAGTACGTCGTGCCGGGGGTCAGACCCGTCGCCTTCGGAACAGAGAACGTCAAACCAGAGACGCTGTTCGTTGCAGTGCTGATCGAAGATCCACCGATTTCCCTGGAAAGGGTAAACGTGGAAGTCCCGTTCGTTGCGGTGATGTAGTAGGTGGTGCCGGAGGTCACGCCGGTGAAGAGCTGCACCGTGAAGACCAAACCAGTCGTCGTGCCTGCGGTCGTCGTGATTGCCGTTCCGCCAGGAGTTGACGACAGCGTGAAGGTGGAAGTACCGTCAGTGGCGATGATGTAGTAGACGAAGCCTGTCGTGATGCCGGTGGCCGTGCCAGTCAGGGTGCCAGAGACAACCACCGCTTGACCAATGAACAGGCCGTTGGTGGCCGTGCAGGTACATTGTCCAGCCGTACCAGAGACCGCAACACCGGCCAGGGCAACTCCGGTCTGGGTACCAGTTACATACACCGGCTGATTGACGTACAGCCCTGTGGTGGCCGTGCAAGAGAAAGCACCGCTCGTGCTTGTGATCGAAACGCTGGCCAGGGCTTGGGCGTCTTCCACGCCGGAGACCGTGACCGTCTGGCCAACGAACAACCCAGAGGTGGCCGTGCAGGAAAGCGTGCCACCAGTGCCCGTGACAGCAACACCAGCAAGAATGTCCGACGCGCCGACCTTCGACACTACAGTGGTGCTTGCCGGGATGCCGGTACCTGTAACCGTCTGGCCTGCACCGATCAACGGATTAGCGTTTGGAAGCGTGACCGTCGTGGTCGAGTTCAGGTACGCACCAGCGTCTTGGAATACGCCGATCTGCGACAGGCTCAGGCCATTGATGTTTCCAGTCAATACAGGTGTGTTGGCTGTGCTGTCGATGGCTGCTAGATTTTGGCCTGGATGAGCAACGATGGCCTGCAGACCAGCCCCGGACACATCGTAGAAGCCGTCGAACTGCCACATATTCAAGTCAGAGGCAGTGAAGTTACTCAGGGAAAAATCGTTGACCCCGGCACCGACTCCATTGTCGTCGATGAGAAGAACCTGCAGACCGTTGCTGTGCCCGCTAAAAATTGAGTTGAACGCATTTTGCGAGTTGACCCAGATGCCTCGAGATGGGCCTTTGAAGGTGTCGGAGATCACCCGGTAGCCGCCAATCTTTCGTGGACGCCCGCGCTGAAACCGCACCCACTGGCCATCGTTGTAGACCTGTTTGTCGTAAACAGTTCCATCGCGCTGTATGCCAGCAAGCGTGTCAAGTGCAAAGACCTTCTGCGTCATTTAGAACGCCCCACCTTGAACGCCACTAGAAAAATTTCCCCTGCCAGTGATTGACAGGCCGGTTGAGGTCAAGCCAAATCTCTTTGTCCCTGTGACCGAAATTGCAAACTCTCCGGATGCACCAAAAATTCCAGTCGAGGTTTCAGACGCAAAATTTAATGATGGCGCACCAGCCGATCCATTAACAAGAGAAAGGTTTGTTGCGCCAGCCGCAATTGTTGATGCGTTGAGCATATTGACAGAGTCGCACAGCAGGATAACCTGCTGCCCCGCCGGAACAACTGCGATAGACCCACCGGAGTTGGTGGTAAAGGTGATTGTGAATCCAGCGCCAGTTCCGTCAGTCTGGTTGGTTATGTAGTAAACCTGAACCGTCTCCGGCAGAACAACCGTGACGTTACCAGAGAGGGTTCCGGTGTACTTCTGAACAACATTTGATGCCTCAGAAGAAGACAGCGTATAGGATCCAGTCGTCACCACCTTGGTCAACTGCGAGAAGTTGAACTGCGTGGACTTGCCAAGGCCAACCGTGTAAAAGGCAGAACCAGAGCAAACGATAAACGCAGAGTCAGACGGCTGCATCGCAATATTTGCGGCACCGTTTATGAGTCCAGCATTCGGAGATACCGTCAGCGTCCCGACACCAGAATTTCTGATGAGAATGAACCAGTCGTCGCCAAGAGTGCTGGCGGCTGTGAGGCTAAGAGTTCCTGCCCCGCCAGTCCACACATAAGATGCGGCACGGTCAGAGTCAACTGCTGTGTAGTCTGAAGAAAAAGTCTGAACAGTGTGGGACTGGTTCAAAGTCGTTGAAAGGGCCGTCAATCCGTACCCAGCAAGGGTTGCCGCATCCGCGCTCGAGCTGCCCACGCCAAACGAAATGATCCCCCAGGTTCCAGCCTCGTTCGCGTTGGTGGTGATGTAGATGTACTTGGCCTCTCCAGCGGCCACGGCGATGATCGTGCCGTTGCTGTAATCCCTCACCGTGAAGGTGTTGGCCCCCACGTTGCGGATCAGCGCATCCTGGCCGACAGAAGCCTGATTGGCCGGTGGCATGATCAAGCTGAGACTGCCAACGGTGGCCGTGACGTTCATGATCCTGGCCGCAGCGTTGTCGGTGGCGCTGCCGTTGATGGGCCAGGACAGGCTCGTGTTCGCGCTCATTGAGATGGCGCGGAACGAAACGTCGGTGGGCTGGATGACCTGCCCGGTGAATGGACTTGTAAAGCTCATGAATCCCTCGCAATCGCCTGTCGATCAGCAATCCTTGTCAGGTTCTCTGTCTTCAGGACTTCAATGGTGCGGTCGTAGTCAGCCTGCCACATCGGCGAACGCTCGTCATTTTTGATGAACTTCATGGCCTGCAGCAAAGAGCCATAAAGCATGGCCTGCGGTGCGTACTCGGTAAACCAGTTGGACTGGTTGCTCGAGTCCAGAGGCTGCACCCGCTGGTAGTAGAGAACCTCGTAGCTGTACGCCGCAGCAGGGGTCGGCCCGATCAGCCAATGATCGTAGTCGTAATCGCAGAAGAATTTGGGCACATCTTCGTTGGTTGGCTCAGGCCAATACTCTCGGATGTACTCGTAGGTTCTGAGCAAGACGGGGAACCTCTTCCCGGCGACCGTGACGTTCATCGAAACCGTCTTGCGCCAGCGGGCAGGCTTGGGAATCGTCGCCTCGCCCTGAACCATCGTGCTGGTAACCACTTGGAGATTGCCAAGGAACTTCAGATCAGTTGCAATGATCTGCTCCGCCAGCATGATGAACAGCGGGATCTTGTCGAGCGTAGCCTGATCAGTTCGCTCCAGATACGTCTGGATGTCGTTGACCAAGCTGTCGTATGTCATGACAGCAGCGACAGTCATTACCAGCTTCCTTTTTTGGCCTTTGCGCCATGCATATTGGCGACCAACGAAGGGTACTTTGTGCCAGACCGTTTTGCGAAAGCCTTTGCAGCTTTCTTTTGGTTTGGACTCAACTCCTTCGACTCGCCAAGGCTTTTCGGACGCCGCTTTTCCCAAACAGCTTTTGGCTTCATTTTACGACCCCTTTAAGATAAAAACAATGCGCGTTCTTCCTTGCGGCGGCGCTCCAAACCCGGCAGCACTTTGCCGCCGCCCTTGTTCCAAAGCAAGAAAGCGTCTGCCGCAGCTTCCCATTCTCCGCGATTTGCCTTGATGCGGATACTGCTGCGCTGGAGGTTGCCTAACCCAAAATTGAAGGAAATACTGACCAGAGCGTCA